GGGATTTTAGCAGATAGTGCCATTCCGAATTTCAAGCCTTGTTGTTCGATTGGATAAGCTTTATCGAGCGCACGAACGAATTTCACGCCAAATTTTACGTTGTAGTTTTTTTCATTAATTGTTAATTGCATTGTTGTTTTCTCCTTTTTCTTAAAAAATACAATAAAAAAGAGAGGCGTGAACCTCTCTTAATTTCTAACCACCGATTCCAGGTACTCCAGCTACTGGACTAGCTGAGCTGGCTGTTCCTTTTGTTGTATCAGCGAATTCATATTGAACCACTTCTGCTTGACTAGTGTTTAGAGTTGCATAACCTTTAACACCAGTACCATTTACTGCAAATTCAAGTTCTAACTCGATTAGGTCTTCTGCGTTTTTAGTTTTCTTGAATGATGTTAAATAACCTTGGTAATATACTGACTCGTATTTGTTACCTTGTTTTTTAGCATTTTTCTCAATTTCCCAAACTTCAACGAGTTCGCCTTTATCCATAGCAGTTTCTAATTTTGCAACAAGCTCATCGTCTTCTGCCATGATCGTTGTAGCAGTGATTGAAACCTCAATACCACCGACTGATTGAAGAACACCGTCTTTCGTTTTGACTGAGTTAGCGTCACGGCTCTTTTCTGTTGAGTGTTCAGTTTGGAATGCTAGTTTAGCACCGTCCGCTTTGCTTGCTTCACTTAACAAGCGAAATAATAGGATACTATCAATCCCTTTTTTTGCAATTGGCATATTTTAACCTCTTTCCTTATAAAATTGTAAATACTAAGCGAACACGACCACGTTTTAGCGGTTCGATTGTCGTGTTGTCGTCTAAAAGCGATATTGTAGATTGCGAGATATTTAAGGCTACATGGTAGCCATCTGCCTCGCTGATCTTCATCGCTTCAGCTAAGATACTCGAACACATATCCGATACTTGTTTACGTTTTTTACGAGTACTCCACACGGACAAGACCAATTCGACTGTGCCTTTCACGTCCGTTTTATTTGGTACTAATATAGAAGTAGTATCCTCTAACTCAACGAACGGATAAGGCACATTGTCGTCTGGTTTGTAGTCGTATGTCTTATACCCTAAATTCTGACAACGTTTAAATACGCTGTCAAAAACTGCTTGCTCTCTTGATTTCATTTAACCAACCTCTCCAAATCGTCTTTAAATAGTTTTTTCTGTTCGTCAAAAGCTGGCTTGATAAACGGTTGTGCGCTCATTTTGCGAGTTCCTAATTCAACGTAAGCAGCATAACTTGTGCCTGGTGCCACTTTATATTTGAACCTGCCGACCTTACTACTATTGACAGAAATAGAACGTTTTGTCGCCCCTGTAGGCTTGACGAAATGTTTATTTTTGCCTCTACCTTCATAATGTCCTCTAAACTTAGAAGCGTTGTTTACTGCTTTTTTCTGCATTTCAGCACCGTGTTTCTCAACGATACGCTCAATCTCTTCCATTTTAGAGATTTTCTTAAGTTTAGCATTAAGTTTTTCAAGGCCTTTCAATTCAAATCGTAAACTACTCAACTGAGTTATCCTTCTCTAAATAGAATACTCTTCCAGACTGTTTGTCCGCTCTGCTTTTATAGCGTTCTTTTCGATAAATGAGATAAGTAAATGATACTTTAGGCGTGTTTTGGAAATAAACCACTTTTGAACCTCGTTTATACTCTCCGAAAACTGCGACTTGTTTATCAACGCCCAAGTCCATAACGTGGACTGGGACAATCAATCTTTCGCCTTCATTAGAAGTATATTCGCCCGTTTCTGGATTGTACTCTTCTTGTTGATTAGTGATAATTTCCACTCTTTCGTTATATCTCATAGCATCTTAAACCCCGCATTGAATGTTTTCGAGCAAACTCGCTTAATCACGCTGTCATATTCTTTGAAATCATCGGAATCAAACCTCATAGAGGTGCCTTCGAGGGATTGACTACTCATTCCCTCAGCACCAATTCTGTTAAACCGTTTAATAATGACCTCGGTAATAATATACTCAAGGCCTTCTGGGACATCATCCACGCCTGCGTAAGCTAAAAAGTTAGCGGTTGTTAACGTCGCTATTGTTGTTAGTAACTTATCTTGGAGATTGTCCTCAATCCCTAGCAGTATCTTCGCTTGAGTGATATTTTCCATGCTACCCCTCCAATACTGCGATAAGTTCCTCTTTGCTTAATGTTGAATAACCTTCGATATTACGTTCCTTAGCAATATCTTTTAACTCTTCAACTGTTAATTCGCTATAATTGATAGCTTCAGTTTCAACAGGCTTTTCTGGATAATGTCGTCGTAACAACATACCCATTAAACATTACCTCCGAATTTTACAACTTTTGTTGGATCGTATAAATAAACACCGTAGTGCTCGTCCCCAGTAATAACTGTAGTCTTTTTAAGGATATCACGGTCTGTTTCGATAGCCACATCACGTTTTAAGTTAATAACGAACGCACCATATTTAGCAACATCGTCTGTATCTGTTTCAACAGCAGAAACTTTAACAAGGAAGCCTTTACCTTTGTCAACTTTCTTAGAGCGTACGATTTGAACGCCGTGTGTTTCTCCGAAAGTTCCAGAAACAACGGTATTTGCACCGATTTCTGAACCACGTAACCATTCTTTTACTGTGTCTTTACGTAACGCAATTGCATCTTCTGGATTGATAATTGCAACATAATGAGCGTCTTCTTCGTCTGAGAATACTGCTAAGGCTTTATCAAGTGCATCTCCTTTTGTAGGTGCATCATCGACATATTGAGTAGCTTTTGCAGCCTCTGCAGCTAAGTCGTTGTCCACTTTGTTTGCAATAGCTAAAGCGATTTGGTGTGCTGCTTGACCTAATGGGTCTCCGTAACCAGATAATAAAGCCTCGTCTGTTACTTCGACACCTTTACCAGCTTTCTTGATTGTCATTGTAGACTTGTCAGTAGTTAATTGGTCTGGGACGATTGCTTCACCCTCAGTGATGTCTTTAGCATCTCCAGAATATACCCATTTAGCTACTGTTACTGTGTTTCCAGGTTGTCCTACTAACTCACGCTCAACATAAGCAAGTGGTGTAAATTTAATCATTTTTGGTAATTTAGCTGAAACCATATCAGCTAAAACTTCAGGGTTTACTAATTGTGCAATTTTAGTTTGTGTCATATATTTTTATCCTTTCAATTTGTGATATAGTTCAGGGTTGTTTTGTAGTAATTCGTTTCTACTTTGATACCCCATTTTGTTGAATTGTTCTTTGGTAATCTCACCAGCCGAAGTATCTTCCATCTTCTTAGGCGTTTTACCTTTTAATTTTTCGCCAACTTTTTTGTCAGCTAGTTCATTCACTAAAGCAACAAAGCTCTCTACAGCCTCTTGCGTGCTCTCTGCGGTATCTTTGACAACAAGACCTAGGATTTTATCATCAACTGCAATACCGCCCTCAGAAAGCATTTTAGAAGCTTCTCGCTCTAGTCCGCTACGGTTGATTTTAGCTTCCAGTTCAGCAATGTAATCAGCTTGTTTCTTACGCTCATACTCAGCTTTCTGATTTTCGTTCATCTCACGTAGTTTTTTTGCTTCGTTCTCCTTAGCTTCCTGCTCTGATTTCCACTTAGCAAATTTCTTATCGATGATAGCATCGACATCTGCGTCCGTGTACTTCTTCTCGTCTTGCGGTTGTTTTTCAGGTTCTGCAGGTGCCTTTTGTTCTTCAACCGTTTCGACTGTTTGTGTTTCTTCGTTCATTTCGAACCTCCTATTTTTAAAGTCGTCCCCGACTGTAATTTCCATAGCTTTTAAAGTCTTCAATGCTTGGACAATAAAAAACCGTACGGGATTCCATACGGTTAAATTATTTTTTGATATTTCATTTCTCGCTTCTTTCTGAGCACGAAAAAAGCACTTAGATTTCTCTAAGTGCTTTTTATTGTTAATAAGCAAATTCAAGTTTTGGTTTTATATCTTGATAAAGTTTTAAGATTTCAGCAGGAGTATCCTCACGGAAAATAAATTGTTTCTTTTCTGAAATAGTTTTATCACCGACAATCCAGTGGCGGATTTTCTTTGTAAAAATCAAAACTTCTTTGCTAGGCATAGCCATTACTTCCATGATAATACCTCCTTGACTTTATTTAACAGATTTGTGTCTGTAACCTTATCTCCCAATACCCCAACTTCAGCGACCAACTCATTGATGTTATTGTTGTAAAATGCAATAGCTGCATTATCGCTAATGCTATAAAGATAATTATAGTCATGTTTCAATTGTTCCTTGACATACGATACTAATGGGGAATTCAATTCAGACATTGCTTGTTCGACACTATTATACCGCTCTTTGTTGGCTTTGTAAAATGCTTTAGCAGAATCCCAATGTTTTTTATGCGTTAGTTCATGAACCATGGTATCTTTAATGTTTTGAGCAGCAAAATAATTATCAGATAGAACTTTAGCAAATTCTATTTCCGAATGAAGAGCATCACTCACAAATAGAATATCCTGTTTGTAATCATACCCAGCAAAACCAGGAAGCCTTGATTTTTTCAAAAAAACAACTGTTGGGATTGAAAAATCATTTAATTCCATAAGGCTTGATTGGACATTGAAAACAGTATCTCTCATTTTCTTGGTGTTATCTTGCACCCAAAAATCAAGAACCGTTCTATTCAATTTCTTTGTTTTAACTCTGACATCATTTCCTACTACGAAAGCGCGTTGCTTAGCCATTAAGTCCATTTCAGCATGTAAAAACTCTTCATCTCTACCTAATTGCTTTGAATCTTTCCTAAAATGCGGAACCGTCGTGCATCTACAGTTAGGATGAAATGGTGGTGCGTTCAATGCTGGAACCATCTCTGACACTTTGAAGATTTTCCCGTTGAACGGTTGACAAATCGGACACGCTTTTAATTCGGTCATGACTTCAAACCATTCAACACCATTAGCATCATAGTTTGCTTTCTGAGCCTCTGAGTATACCCTTGCTGATTCCGTTACTGCTAACCGTCTAGCGTAGCCATAGGAAACATCAAACTCTTTTTTAAGATTGTTAATCAGAACATTTGTGCCTTTACCTCTCAAAACGGTATCAGCAACACCTTTCTTAACGATATCTCTTAATTCGTTCTGTCTTTCCCAAACTCTAGACGACCACGTTGCATTGTTGAAATTGGCATACACGATAGAGTCATCAGATATTTTTGAAGATTCATAACTTCCGAGCGTCATATTCAAAACACCAGCACTAAACAGATTTTCACGTCTGATTGATTCAATCAAGTGCTTATCAATTATTTCAAACTCACTCAAAGCTAAATCATACTGATGAAGCTTGATATTCGCTTGCAACACTTCAAGACGACTTGTTTTCATCTTCAAGTTATACAATCTCATCAAGTCATTTTCTGCTTTTGTGAAATCATTGCTAGTTACTTTCTGACCACGTTCCCTCAAACGATTAGCGCGCTCGACTAACTGCCTAGCCTTAAACTCGACATTGACCATGTCAAGCTTATCCGCTCGTTGTTTAGCTTCTAACTTCGTGATTCCTTCTTTATCAGCATACATTTGCCAAAAACTGTCGATTTCTTTTTGAATGTTGTTAGCGTGTTGTTGGTAGACCCCTTGCAATTGGAAAGCGACTCTCTTGTCAGCTAGTTCTCTTGCTTTTTCCTCCGCTCGATATCTACCCTCCCAGTATTCGTTATTCAACATCGGCTATAACCTTCTCACTCTCGCTCAACTCAGCGTCTGAGTAGATTTTTTGTTTTTCTAGGCGTGCCTCAAGGTCGCCCATCGCCTCTTCCTCTTTTTCCATTCTTTGAATTTCTTTCTGTGGATCATCTACGATAGATAAAACAGACAGCTTAGTTTCCTCTGACACTTGACCAGATAATTGTCCAACAATCTGTGCCTCTTCAAGAATGTTTCGTGGCACGTTTCTAGTAAATGAGTATGACAATCCTGTCCATGCGTCCTCGTAAACAGTAGTTAATGGAACACTAAATACAATTTGATACAAACGGTTAAATGCGGATTGTAATTTTCTATCTTTCATTCGAGAAAGGTTGTCCATTGCTTGCAGTTTGAAAGCAAGGGCAGTACCAGACGAGTTACCGAACTCAGACTCAGACATATTGGCTACCATTGAGATAGCGAAAATAGACTCTTTCAATAAACTAATTAAATTCTCTTGCGTTGTATCTGAACTTGGTTTCTCAAGGAAAGCAACTTCTGGCAAAGCACCGTCGCCATTCTTCCATAGATTAAAAATTCTATTCTCTCTAATCTGACTAGCGTCTTCTTCCTGTAGCTCTACTCCTAGAACTTTCAAATAAGCGTCCGCAAAGTAGTCTACATCGTTCGCTTTTTCGCTTGCTGCTTTATTTAAAGCATTAATCAATGTTTTCACACTCTCGAAAATACATTGTCGCTCTTCATTTTCAATCAATTCAACTACTGGGATTGAGTTGTAAATGTGTTGAGTGCGTTCACCGAACCTTACCTCCCCACCAGTCGAAAAAGTAGCGTCAATCAATTCATCGTTTGTGATAACCTGTCCGACTCCTGTTTGATTGTTTTCATTAAACGTATATCTCACGGCAAATAATGGTCTTTCCTCAATACTGTTATCATGGACGATAAACATATTAATCGGACTATTGTATGTCGCTCTAGTTCGTTTATATTCATCTTGATACACATAAATAAAAGCATGTCCGAACACGCTTGACATTTTTGCAAGCTCGAACTCTGAGTCTTCCATGTCATTGATTTTACGGAAACTTGAGACAAACTCGTTTACGTTCTCGTCATCATGCTTGATTTTAACTGGAACACCAATCTGATAACCTGTGAACGTATCTACAATGTACTTAGCGTAGTTAAACACTAAACGGTTGTCAGGCTTCCAGCTTTCTTTTTTAGCCATTTTTAAGACTTCATGTTGTGAGAGGTACATGTCCTCGCTCTCAACATAATTCTTAACTAGCTTACTCATGTGAAGCCTAATCGCCTCAGTAACGACTTCTTCAGTCACTACATCGCTTGTTGTCGTAATGACTTTCCGTTTATTAACAAAAACTTTTGCCAATTTTTAAAAACCTCCTTTAAATAGTTTGATGTTTGATTTATATATTCTGTCTTGCAAAGCGTATCTAATCGCATCGATGCAGTGGTTATAGCTATCTACTGGCTCATTGATGTACTCATTTGTCTTTCTGTCTTTCTTCCAAGTGTAATTTTCAAGTTCTTCAATCAGCTTCACACATCTTTCATCAACGATCCAATCGTACTGTAAGAGATACTGAATACCTTGCATGACTGACCCAGGACCTTTCTGCACATCAACAACCCTAGGAATACCAAGATTTCGCAATTCTTGATTAGATTTCTTTTCAGCGCTATCTGCTCGTATCTGCTCTTTAGCATATCCAAGCGTTTTAATGGCTTCTGCTATCTTGTCATTCGTCAAACCTTTTCTGACAAATTCCTCAACGACATATAAACGCTTGTTATCGTCGTCTATTCGTACATGAAGTAATGCTGACGGATCATTGATAAAACCATAGTCAAGACCAAAATAAGCCGGCAGATGCGCCAGTTCGTCTTTATTAAGCAAACGTTTCTCATACTTTTGAAAAACTAGCTTGTCTAATGTCGCAAACTCACCTAAAGCGTAAATCTTGTAGTACGCTTCGTTTCTGTTGGCTAGTTCCTCGATATTCTCTTTAGTTAAGTCGTCCAAGAAACGATTATCTTTATACGTCGTTTGATAAACCACTGTATTCTTAGGACTCCTCACGAAAAAAGCATTATATACCCAGTTAGCTTTGGATACAGGGTTAAACATCAAATAGATTTGTTTTTGTTTATGCACTTTATCCCTTAAACGCAACGTTAGCTGTGTGTAATCATCAAGCGTAAACTCAGACGCCTCTTCCATGACAACGTCGGAAATACCTTTGATAGACTTAATTTTCTCTGGGTTATCCATCCCTTTGAAAATCAACTCGGCACCGTTCGGTAATTCAATACGAAAGGCACTCATGTTAACCTTGCACAAATTAAGTATCCCAAAATAAGATAATGTCGCTTGAACATCCGCAAACACTGAGTCGCGTACCGTAGAAGCAACCTTACGCAACACTAATATTTTTCGTGGTTTGTTCCATGATTTGAGCGCTTTAAGAATTATCTTTTGAAACACTCCATGGCTTTTACCAGACGAAGCCCCTCCGTAATGCACCTCTGTGAAGGTGTCGTAGTCAAATAGATGTTCGTAGATATGCTTATTAAAAACACGATTAGGACGATCGATGATGATGTTGATTTTCGGATTAGTCTTCGTCGTCATCCCAATCCCCTACTTTGATGTCGATATTCTTTTGAGTGATTTCTTGCCTATCCACGAACAAACCGTAACGTTTGCCAAGGTCAACCGCTGCACTCTTTCTCGTGGACACATTCGGTTTAGCATCCATAACTTTTTGATAGCCGTCACCGTCAAGGACCAATAAAGGCTCTGTGATTTCACCACGCATGACTGCCGTTAAAAACTCGAGCACTTCTTGCTGATCTGCGACACGTTCGGACTTTAGTTTTTCTAGCTGTTCATCTATATAGGCTTTTATGATAGCTTTTGATAGCAAGCGACTTCCATTCACTTGAGCAACTTTATCTCGTTTTACGTTTGGATAAGCCTTTTTATAAGCCTGAGTAGCATTCAAGCTGATGATGTACTCATCGGCAAATTTCTGTTGTTTTTCGGTCATCCCATTTTCCATCACCTCGTTTCATTGCATACAAAAACCCTCAAGCTGGAGGACTTGAGGGAAAAATTAAAGGAGTTTAAACCATGAGAAAAAAGAATATCTCTTTCCACATCTTTTCACATCATAACTATATCATAGAATCATTAGTACTACTTGGTACAGAATCATCTTTTTTAGTACATCTTTCGATTTTTTTGATAGCTTCATCATGAAGAATAAATAATGTTGTTTTAGATATTTTCAATTCTTCAGCGATTTCATCCCAGCCTTTAGAAGAAATATATTTCATCCAAATGATTGTTCGTTCTCTAGAATTACCTAATTGTTCAATCGCTTGGATAAGTTGATATTTTAAATCAATCAATTTGTCTACTTGGTCATTAATGTAATCATTCAAATTGATTATTTTAACGTATGCATCGTCTTTGAGACTTACTTTTGATTCTTGAACATTTATTTCTTTTAGAGACGGAGATTTCAAGAACGAATTATTCAAGCGATCTAACTCTTCCATTTTTGATTTTACTTCCAAATCGATTAAACGAATTTGTTTTAATTGACGTTTAATTCCCATTTTTCACATCCTCTCTAATCCGTTTCATTAAGGTTGACCCGAATTCTTCCGTGTTCGATAGATAGTCGAAATACTGGCTGAGAAAGAACCGCTCACAGTCCGTCTTTACGTTCCACGCTTCTCGATGATGCCTGTTCCTAAAATGCTTCTCTTTCAGATTCCAATCTGATTTAACAATTCCTTTATGAAGCAAGTATCTTAAGGCTGTTTTATAATCATCAACAGCTCTTTCGATAATTCCAGCGCATATTCCGTAATAACCTCTACTGTCCATTATTCACCTCACAATAGAGCTTCTAACTTATCGATTTGAAAACCACTCCAGGATTTAGAATTGTCGCTTATTTCGTCATCGATAGCCACCACTGGAAGAGTTTGCCATCCATAATGACTCAATAACTCCAATGCGCCTGGATTTGCCTCGATGTCTATTGTTTCAAAAGGAATCTTGTTCTTAGTAAGATAGATTTTTGTCATTTCGCATTGCATGCAATTTGGTCTAGAATAAACTGTTAACATCAAAATCCTCCTTATCGACAGATATGCCTATCACACTATTAAAGGTAAAACTCGCTTTTTTTCTTTTTGCCATCAGACGCACTTATATAATTCCATGTAACCATGCTCGTCACATAAGAATCTAGTCTAATATTAGTTACGTTCTCAAATCTTAGTGTTTTTCCATTTTCTAAATATAAAGTTAATTCCATATTTTTTATTCCTCCTCTAAATCCACAAAAGAACTGATATAATCATCAAAGTCATAAACTTTCGCGCTTGGGAAACTAGAAATTTCATCCAGTAGCGCTTGAAATCTTTGCTTAAACTCATCGGTTGTGTCATTCCATAAATGTATACTCATTTCTTCGTAACCATCATCTTTCATAGAATCATATATCCAATCCAATACAGATTCAGCAGATAATTTGATTATTCTTTCTTTTGTACTTCGAAAGTTATTTCTCTCATCTATACTTAACGAGTTCCATTCACTTTTTAAATCACAAGCATATATTTGTTCATCGTTTAGTTCATCATATACTTGTTCGTAGTCTTGTATTTCGTTAATTGTTTTCATCTACTCACCCTCCACAAACAATTCTTTGATTTCATCCCCAAACAATTCGATAGCACGTTTGGCATCTTGTTCATTTTTGAAATATCCAAAAATCGGGAATGTTTCATAAAAATAAATATCGTTAATTCCTATTTCACCATCTGTACTTGAAATATAAAAATAATACTTTGCGTCATTTTTTCTCCAATCAATCTTCCAATCCCCATTGCACTCATCACGAAACGCTTTAAATCGTGTCAGTAGATTTCTGCGTTTCACTTCGAGTTCAGCTGCTTCTTCGGTTGGAAATACGTTGCCTTGACTAAAATATCTATTGTCGGATTCTATACCCTCCCAACAATCTGCAAAAACGGCTCCATTCGATTGGATACAATAATGTGTATCCCCATGCTCATAAGGGCATTTCATTTTCCATGTATCTTCCTCTTCATCAGGAATTTCAACGTCAGGCAATATTTTTGAGAGGATTTCTCCAATTTCAGTAAACCCAACTTTGAAATTTTCCACTATTTTTTGTAGTTCTTCCACAAGAGCCTCATATTGTGTTTTTTCTTTCATAGTTGTCCTCCTATTTATCTATTTCTTTCTCATATCCTGCAATTGCTCCAGCAAATAATGTGACTGCAGGAACAACGATATGGATTCGAGAAACCCCTAAGACATTCAAAACAAAAATCGTGTACGTCATTAGTTGCCAAAAAATTACCCATAATTGATTCGTTTTCATTTATTTTTTCATTCTCCATTTCTATTTTTTAATATTTATAGTCATCGGGATTTAATCTCGTAGGCCATTCAATCATGCTTGGATTTTTCTTCAATTGCTCGTTTAATTTGATTGCATTGTCTATCGCTTTCAACGATGTTTCAAATCCAAGCAAGAAAGCGAATCGTTCATTATAGCTCATTTCTTCTAACTGCCCATAGTTGATATCTTCTTGGAATTGCTTCAACGCTCGGTCATACATCGACATGTCCTTATATTTACAATGTGCCACGATTAAGTAATGCACATCGTCTTTTAACTTTTCAAATTCATCTTTAGCCAATTGCCTTCACCTCCTTTTCTAGATTTGCCAAGTTCTCTACAATTCGATCTCGAATATGAGCTGCAACTGAATACGGGTCTTTCATAAACTTAATCAACGTATTAGCATTCACTTTTAATGCTTTGGAAGCAGCTAACATCTTTTCGCTTGAATCTTCAATCATTCCGTGGATGTAAGTGATCGCTTCACCGTAATTTTCACCCATGTACTTAAATGCCGTTTTGCTTATTCTCTCTTGATACGGGTCCTTAACGATAGTCCCTTCGATAGCATGTTCTTTTATAAATTCCAGAACTTCATTTGGCGTTTTAAAATGCATCGCTTGTTTAATGTCAGTTGTAAATTTATGCGTATATCGTGGATGATTCTTAGCAAGATACCCCATCATGCTTGAGTAGTCTTCGATACGTTGGAAGTACCACTGTGGGTGTTTTGCATCTCTAATGACATATAATTTAATATTATTCATGAGCATCACTCCTTTACTATTTTTTTATAAAAATTAACCGAGGTTACATGGTTACACGTA